TGAGTTCTACCTTTTAGTATAAACATTTTATGAGAGCCAAATCTTAGGTTAGAGTAATCTCGGTCTTCGAATGCTTGTTCAGCCTCTTCTAAGTCCATAGCTTCGTCTAGAGAAATTTCGTCTGGAGTTTTAGGTCGAATGGATATTACAGTTTCTGCGTATCTTTGGATACGATCAGAGTCAGCAATAATCGTTGTATCGTCAGCAACTTCTCCAGATTTTTTATTTCTAGACTCCGCACTCCTATTGGCTTGCACCGCTGTTATAAGCGCGGCATTAACTTTCATACAACACTTCCTTATTGAACTTAGTTTATCGCCTAATATCTGTCTTTCGTTCCAGTTTTTCGATATATCGTCGCCTGTACAGGAAATATAATCATATCCAATTATGCATGGATTCCCTTTTCCTACATTTTTATAATACCATTGGAGAATAATTTGTTTAGTTTCTTCGGTGGTACATTCACCTACGTAAACATGCCAGCATGGAAATTCTTCATCGATATTGTCAAAGCTTTGCCTAACCTTGGAAACAAGGTCTTGATTTTTTCTCCATTTACCAGACTCAATAGCGTGAATTGGTATCCCATTCTGAGATGAATAGATTCTGTCTGAAACTAGCTCATACTGCATCTCTGTATCAAGTATAAGAACTGGAACTTTTTCATTTTCGCATATGTGATGGCATATTTGGTGTATTATGCTACTTTTACCTATGCCGCCTCTTCCTACAAACACTGTGGCTGTGCCAGTTCTGAAACCTCCATATCTTCTGTTATAAATTTCAAACGGGCTTTTGTAACCTATAATTTCCTCTGGGTCATTCCCTCTTTCCTCTATTCTCTCTTTAAGGCCGTCATAGATTCTTTTCGGTGTAAATTCATTATCCTCAAGCAAGTAGGACATCGATGTTATTTCGTCAATTTGAGAAATTACAGAAGATTTATTAGAAGTATTTTTAGACTTTATTGCCACGGCAGCAGCTTCAAAACACTTTCTCCACTGAAATCTAAGGTATGAAAGCCAATGCAAGTCTCTTATAAGTTCAAGAAGGCCGTCTTCGCTTATAGCTGCGTATAGTGAATTCTCTAGATATTCAAATACAGGAACGCCGTCCTTATCTTCTAGACCTTCTTTTTTACATTTTCTAGATAAAGTTACTACGTCTACAGGTTCAGCGTTTAAAATATTATTTTTAAATACTTGAAAAATAATTTTGTGAGTTGGATGCGTAAAAGCATCTTCTTTTACTAGCTGTTGATTTTCTAAAAAAACTTCTGGGTGTTTAAGTAAGCCGTATATAACATCTTTTTCTAATTCTATATCTTTTAGTTTTTCGTCTTTCATATTAAAAATTAAGCCAACGGGTCTTCGTAATCATCCAGATCATTATAGTCGTCTTCGTCGTCGTCTGGATCATCTCTTAAGGAATTCATACAGAGATTTACGTTATTCTCTTCCATAGCTTTAGCCCATAAAGAGGCGTAAGCTTGAAGGCATAAAGCGTTTTTATAATCTGCAAAATCTGCATTTATCTCAGGAACGCCATCCTCGTCAAAATTAAATAAAATGTAACCGCCATTAGCCCATTCATCTATTTGGTTAAGTAGATGCTTCGGGAATGGGTTTTTTTTCTTTTTTCTCATAAATCTATATCGTATTTTTGTTTAAAGAACTCTCGACCTAAGTTAATTAAATCATCTTTATAGATTTCAATCAACATAAAAGAGTTGTCCTCCAGCCATTCCGCTTTCTTAACGTCACGCTTTATGTGGCTAAGATAGTTGGCTCTGGAGTTTTTGTGGAAGAATGGGTTAAAGCTGGAGTGTTGATCTCCGTTAACCTCTACCGCAATTCTTTTGGTAGCATTTAACAGGTCTACCTTCATGCGGGTTCCGTATACTGGGAATTCTTCGTATACTATTTGATTTTCCCAATATTTTTTAAAAAATTGTTTTACATTAAACTGAAGTTTAGATCGAGATTTACCATCCCAATCTATCAGATATTTAGTTACATTTTTGGTAACAGATTTTCCATAAACATTATAAAGCCTCATTTTTCATCTTAATTCTTTTCTTAAGAGCCTCCAGCGATCACTGTCTATACCCTTTTCTCCAGAGTCAATTTTCTTAATCATATCTAAAATTTCATCAACGCTATTGTAAATGTAATTATGCGGAAGCATCCCTAAAATCCAAAGTGGCGTTTTAGATTTACCGCCTTCCATAGATATAAAGATTGGTTTTTTCATCCTTACGGCAGTTACTAATTCTTCAGAACTTCCCCAACTTGCAACGTCTGGTAGCAGGTGAGCAATAATAAAATCTGATCTATCAACCAAATTTAAATCATAACTACGGACTACGCTCATTCTTTTGGCTACATCACTGTAATGGCCGTTAGCCATATCTTCGGCCATTTTTTGGCGAGCATTTTCGTCTTCTTCTACGTCTTTTACGAAAGGCTTCCTATAGGGGTTAAAGGTAGTTATGTTTAATGCTTCTAACTCTTTTTCTACATAGGCTCGCCAATCCCTGCCATTAGCATATTGCATATGACCAACTAAGTAAGTCCTTGTCCTATCTAATAAATTCATAAATTAAGATTTTTTGAGAACTTCAATAAATTTATTAAAAAGATATTTACCTATCTTGGGATTTTCTTCAAAATAACGCCTTAAGTTATCCATCCCTTGATGCTGTTGTTTAAATTCTTCTCCTGTATCTTTTTTAACTTCTTCGATAACTTCTTCATTAACCGTAACCCAAGCTCCAGCTTTTTTTATCATTTCAAACTTAAGCATATTATCTACGACTTCGTATTCTGCCCAAATAGATTTACCGTCTGTTCTTCCGTAGCAAATAGGGTAGGACGCTAAGATTCCAGTTTTCTCATTCGTGGTTTTCTTGAAAGCTACTTTGCACCAATGGCCAATGGGCGTTTTTCCGTCTTTGTCAAAAATTATATCTCCTTTAAATCTTTGTTGAAATTCTAAAATCCAGTCACTATAATGAAGTAGCGCATTTCCTCCAGACGCATTAGTGATTTTAGGGTCGCCTTTTTCATAAGGATTAATGCTTACCTTGCTTCTGACTTGGGAGATCATAAAGCAAATATGACCTCTGCTAGCTAGCCCTAAAGCCATTCTTTTTAAAAAATCAGAACTTAATAACGCTCCTCCCGCTACTTTTATAGCTTCGTCTGCGCTTTTTTCTAAATCTCCCCGTGGAACTAGAGCATCCATAGAATCAATTATAAACATATAACGGGTATCGGATGGATTATCTTTGACTAGCTGTCGTATAAGGTCTATTACTGACTCATATACGTTAGATTTAAAAACAAACCATTTATTGGGATCAGTAGAGAGTCCCGAACGTTTAATCATCTCTCCAGAAAGCCTTCCTTCTGATTTAATGTAAACGACCATAGAGTTGTCTATCTTTTGGAAGTTCTTAGCGAACGATAAAGCGCAAGACGTTTTGCCTCCTTCTGCTACTCCAGAAGCTCTTACTATTCCTGGTTTGATGCCTCCTCCCATTTCTATATCTAACGTTAAGCTGCCGCTAGATACAGAGTAATCTCTTTCTTCTTCGTAATTGTAGTGATCGCCAGCGTTTTGCTTTAGATAGCTTTCGATCTGTTGCAAGGGTGAAGCTGAATCATCTATTTTTTTTTCTTTTTTTCTCATCTTCAAATAAATCAAATATATTATTAATTTTTTTCTTAGGAGCTATCGAATCTTCTCCAATTTTATCTTCTTCGTATTTCGTTTTGTCTCTCTTAAAATTAACATGAGTAGACTTAAAAAGGTAATTCTTTTGCTCTAAGAATTCTTTACCTCTGGCGGTTTCAAACCAGCACAGCGAGTTTAGGTTAAAGCCCAAATCTAGGGACTTCCAGAAATTGAAATCCGAGTTTTTTTCAAAAAGCCTTTTAGCTACGGCTATTTCTTTTTTCCAGTCATTTCCAGAAAAATATTTGGCTTTTTCTATGAAATTCCAAACTAAATACTGATATTTATTTCTAATAATCGGGCGATTGCCCTTTGCGTCGGTAACGTTTTTATTTAATTTAAAATTGTCATTACTCGGCTTCATTAAGGTCTGATACTACCATTTTTGTTACCAGCGAGTCAAACGAAATCATTGGTTTCCAGTCTAATTTTTTCATAGTCTCAGACGCATCACCCATTAAAAGCTCGACCTCGTTTGGTCGGTAAAATTTTGGATTAATTTTTACTAAAATTTCCTCACGTTCTGAATTATTATAATACTTTGTTGATAATTCGTCTCCCTCAACTTCACTCCAGTTGCCTTGGATGTTGGCGGCTTTGAAAGCTTTTTCTAAAAATTCTTTTATTGTATGAGTTTCACCGCTGGCTAAAAGGTAGTCTTCTGGTTTTTCTTGATTCATCATTTTCCATACGCCAACTACAAAGTCTTCGCTATCGCTCCAGTCTCTTTTAGCGTATATGTTTCCTAACTCTATAGGCGTTACAGGTTTATTTGAGTCTAATTGCTTACGTATTCTAGCTACACCCTTGGTTATTTTTCTAGTTACAAACTCCTCTCCTCTTTTTGTTCCTTCGTGATTAAATAACGTTGCATGTACAGCGTATATGTTATAGGACTCTCTGTATACTTTAACCATATGTCGGGCCGCACATTTAGAAGCTCCATATGGGCTTCTAGGTTTTAACGGGTGGTTCATGTCTTGAGGTGAGTAGTCTACATCGCCAAACTCTTCACTTGAACCAGCAGAGTAAAATCTACATTTAGGGGCATGTTTTCGTATAGCCTCTAAGAACCTAACAACGCCCCCGCTATTAGCGTCTAAGACATGTAGGGGCGAGTCCCAGCTACACCCCACAAAGGAGTTTGCTGCAAAATTAATAATATAATCAGGTTGAATTTCCCTGACTAGGTTATCTATGCTTATGGTATCAGTCAGGTCTCCGTAGACTAGTTGAAAATTTTCATCTTTTAAAAATTTAGAGCAGTTAGACATGTTTGGGTTAGAAGACCTTCTTACCATGCCGTATATTTTGCAGCCTTCTTCAAGTGAGATAAGATACTCGCACATATTTGCGCCATCTTGCCCTGTGATCCCTGTTACTAAAATTTTACTCATATTTCCTTTATGTTTTTCAAGTTATTTTTAAACCATTCATAGGTAGATTTCAAGCCTTCTTCTAAATTTATTTCATGACTCCAACCTAGATCATTTATTCTTTTATTATCTAAGACTCGCCTTAAAGTTCCATCTGGTTTTGAGGTATCAAATTGTATTTTGCCTTCGTAATTAACTACTCTGGCTATTAAGTGGGCTAAATTTTTTATAGATATCTCTTCTCCCGTGCCTAAGTTTATCTGAGAGATGTTTTGGGAGTATATTTTGTCGAAGTCACACTCTTTAAGCACATGTACGCAAGCGTTTGCAAGATCGTCTACGTGCATAAATTCTCTCATAGCTTCCCCTGTTCCCCACACTTTGACTGTTGGCGAGTTTTTCTCTTTTGCTTCGTGAAATTTTCTCAAAAGAGCGGGAAGTACGTGGGAATTTTCTAAGTGAAAATTGTCATTAGTGCCGTATAGGTTTGCGGGCATTACCGACATAAATTGACATCCGTATTGTCTATAATAGCTTTCGCACATTTTTATACCTGCTATTTTGGCGAGAGCATATGGTTCGTTGGTTGGCTCTAGGGGCGATCTTAAAAGATACTCTTCTTTGATGGGTTGATCTGTAAATTTGGGGTAAATGCAAACGCTGCCTAGAAATAAAAGTTTTTTGACTTTGGTTTTGTAAGAGGCGTGAATTATGTTGTTTTGTATTTGTAGATTATTGTATATGAAATCAGCGCGATATGTGTTATTGGCGTGTATGCCGCCAACTTTAGCCGCACAGTCTATAACTACATCAAAGTTATTATTCTCGAACCACTGAAATGTTTCTGTCTGATTGGTTAAATCTAAATCTTTCCTGCTTAAGAAACATAAATTTGTATAACCCTCTGACCTAAGCTTTCTTAAAATTGCAGACCCTACCATTCCGTTGTGGCCAGCTATAAAGATTTTATCTTTTTTATTTAAATGCATTCTGTTTCTTTTTGGTTTTCTGATTCTACTATTTCTGCTTGTATTTGGGAGGCGATAGGGTTTATATCTGAGTTCACTCTAAAAACTAAAATTTCATCTATATCGCGAATAGACTTCAGTATTGTTATTCTATCTTTTAGAGTGGTTTTAGGAGACTTTGCGTTTTTGTCTTCTAGCGACGGGTCAGACTGTATCGCTACAACTATATTAT